TGTTCGCTCCGGTACCGGACGCATCGCTCCCGGCCCATCCGCCTGCATTCTAGCTGCCTTGACATAGTCTGACAATAGTCTGACAATCGGGAGGCTCCGGTCGGACAACGTCGTATCGCGGCCTTGAGGACAACCGGCTGGAGCCACCTGAAAGGCAGGCGGGCAATGCAGCACCGGTTCGTTTACGTCAACACCTGCGAGTATGGGATTGGGGAATGGTGCCGACTCTGCGGTCAGTTCGACGACACTGCCAACCCGAGGATTCGGGAGCATCGAGGGAGTCATGAGCTGGTCAGGGTTCAGCCCGCGGGAACTCCGCGAGTCCGGGTTGCTGTGGGAGGTCAACCGGCTCGTCTTCTGGCCGTTGGGTCTTAGTCTCCAGGTCACCTACGACACGGAGACCGACACCTACGAGGACACCGTCTTTGTCAGGCAGGTCAACCCACCCGAGACCATCGTCGATGGCATCGGGGACGAGTTCGATGCCGATGCCCATCCAGCCATCAGGTATGCCCGCTGGTCCAGTGCCCGGCGGGCAGCCTGCGTTGTCGGAGACGCCCGTGAAGTATTCAAGAAGCTCACCGGTGAAGAAGCTTCGTGGCCCGTTGATTCGTAGGAAGCAGGGGTATTTCACCTGGGACCCGGTCGCCCAGATTCTCCGGTTTGATGGGAGCGATGACGATGACCCGCGGTGGCGCTGGGACAGCAACCGACACGGCTACGTCCCGATCGACTCGGTCGAGGAAGTCTTCAACCGCCAGTTCGGGTTCTGGATTTCCGCTGAAGGAAATATCAACTGATCGGTGCATCGAGATCGATGTGTTCTACCGATCTGTTCATGAGCAGGAGCGGGAGCTGGGTCTCCGCGGGAGGAAGCCAGCCTGGGTTCTCATGAGCCCGCGCACGTCCTATGACATCCAGGCCGTATCGTCCGACTTCGTGTACCTCGGAACACCCTCGACCCCTGGTGCCATGCCGATCCTCATGGTGATGGGTATCGCGGTGAAGGAGGTGACGTGGCTGCCCGACGGGATTGCGGTGGTCACCGACACCTTCGAGGACGACCTGCCGCGGTGGAAGGATTGGTTCGTCCCCGTCAGCAAATGGACCACCGGCACATCGACGACCCCCCTGACGACCACGGGTGTTTCCGACTGGCGGGAGACCGTCGAGGATCTATCCCCATACAAGCGCTACTTCGATACCGGTTCGGTCTTCTCCACGACAGCCGTCGCATCCGGGGTTGGGGACACGACCTTCACCTGGAAGCCTGACGGAACCTACAAGCTCATGCTCGCGCATGAGAAGGTCCCGGCCAAGGCAAAGATCCACGAATGGGACGATCCGGTCACCGAATCGCAGGAGCCCGACCCCGAATCCATCTATGGCAGGGCGCTCGCACGGGCGCGTGCAGAAACGAGCAAGAAGAAGTGAGAACGATGCCCATCCGTGAATTCCTTCGGGGTGGGTATCAGACCCTCACCGAATCAACGCTGGTCATGAAACACGGGCATCCAGTGTTCACGGTCATTCCTCAAAAGAAGACGGTGAAGCCTGAAAGTACATCTGTGACTTCTGACCCTGTCGAGATGAAGTCCAAGGGCTAGTTTCTTGTATGACGCTCTGATAGGATCACGCATAGACGAATAGGGGACAAACCCCGATTGGCGGGGACATGCGACGTTGATTCGCTGTCCCCACCGAGAGGGTCATGAAGCACACCTACACCATTGCCCGGCAATTTGCTGCCGGGCATTCGCTTGTCGGTCACCCGCTCTGCCGCCACCAGCACGGACACGACTGGACCATTACCGTCACGGTCTCCGGGATCAAGAGCATCGACGAGCAGGGCCTGATCCGCTCGAAGCTTGGCGATTTCGTCGATGAGTGCCGTGGCAAGAACCTCAACGAACTCAACCCAGCGGGAACGCCCTCGGTCCAGGGGATTGCCATGTGGGCCTGGGAACGATTGGTCATGGGTATTCCGAACCTCGAATCCATCGAGATCTCCACGAGCGAAGAATCCGCGAGGGTCACCCTGTGAATGTCAGCCCCGGAGGAAGAATCGTCCTGGTCTGTCAGGACTGCGGCGAGCGGACCATCTTCGCCTCCTGGATCAACGGTTCGATCCTGTGCTCGGTCTGTGCCGAGAGCGATGTCGATCCGGTCAAGCCCAAGCACATTGCACGGACGTGGGACGAATTTCGTGGCAAGCCGCGCACTCCGAAGTCCAAGCGTGATTGAACCCACCATTGTCTGGCTCAGCCCGGACATGCTGGTCCCCAACAAGTGGAATCCGAACCGGATGGACGCCTTCATGTACGCGAGGGCGGTCGAGTCCATCAAGGAGTACGGGTTCATCGACCCGATCACGGCCCGCCCGAACAAGGGCAAGTACGAGATCATCGATGGTGAGCACCGCTGGAAGGGTGCGATTGACCTTGGGCTGACCCTGGTTCCGGTGTTCGTCCTCGAACTCAGCGACCAGCGGGCCCGCAAGCTCACCGTCCTCCTCAATGAACTCCGCGGATCAGCCGACCCAGCTTCCATGGGCGATCTGCTCAAGACACTCCTGGCGAGCGAGTCGATCGAATCGCTGACCCTGACCCTCCCGTTCACCTCCGAGGCCATCGGCGCGATGGTCGGGATGAAGGACATCGACTGGGACGTGATGGCTCCCGAGCCCAAGGCCAAGACCGAGGGCGAGAAGGAGAAGTGGGTCGAGCGGACCTACCGCATGCCCGCGAGCGTGGCTCTCGTTCTCGATGAGGCCATCGAACGGGCCAAGGATGGCGAGATGATGGATAGCTGGAAGGCTATCGAGATCATCGCCGCCGAGTACCTGGCGGGTTAGCCTGCCTGGGAGAACCGACATGCTGGTTCGTCGAACCTGGATCGTTGCCCTTTCCACCATGGCGCTGCTGGCGGCGTATGTCTCCCCGGTGAGTGCGGTCTACTCCGATGGGCAGATGGCCTGTTATGGCGGCTGGGAGGAGACGACGTTCAGCGTCATGTACTTCGACGGTGAGTTGCCGGGTTGCGTGGATGGCATCGGGCCTCGGCTTGATGTCCCAACGGCGGATGGAACCTTGGTCAGCGGTCCGTGGCTGTACTGGTCTCCGTAGGTTGATGGAGAACCGCCTGCCGACGGGACCTGGCTCCCGCGGTGGACGGTGGCACAACCCGGAGTTCCGTCGCGCATATCACAAAGCATGGCGTGCGGCGCATCCTGACTATCGCGATCGGGAGCGCCTCCGACGTGCCCGGGAGCGGGCCTCTAGTAGTGGCATGGACCCGGCTGACATCGTGGCCCCTCGTCAATATCCACGCCCTCTCCCCCTTTCCCAGGTGCATTGCGTCTGTGAATGCGAATGCCCTGAGTACGTCATTGTCGTCTGTGGCTTTTGCCAGGGCGGGATGCACAAGGAAGACGATGCCTCGTAGAGCACCGAAACACGATTACGCGCCCGTGCGCAAGGAATACGTGACCAGCGATGTCAGCATCAACGAGCTGGCGCGAAGGCTTGGCATCTCCAATTCGACCCTGGCCGAACGAGCCCGAGCGGAAGGTTGGTACAACGAGCGTGCTGCCTACAAGAGCGCCGTGGCCAAGCGTTCATACGAGGGCGTTGCCGACAAGGTGGGTGCCGAGAAGGCAGCTATTGAGAACGAGCGGGTCAATGTCCTACGTGCGACCCTGCGCCGCTACGCTCAGCAACTCGTTGCCGGAGAGATCAGCGTCACCCCGAAGGACGCCATCGAAGCTTCCAAGGCTTTGAAGGAGTTCACGACGGATCCGGGTGGCAATACGGATGGAGAGATCATTGTCCCTGTTGGACGAGAGCTTCCTGCTGAGTGGCTCCGAAGAGTCCTTGACATTGCTAGAGAGCGAGGATCTGCCTCCGGAAATCTGGGATCAGATACGGGAGCAGGCGCTACGGGCTCTCGCGTCCACTGATCCGCTCGCCTACGGGGAGTATGCGTTCCGGCACGTACCAGCTCCGCACCACGCGGAGATGGTGGAGTTCATCCGGGAGCGACTTCGCAACGGTGAGAACGGGGTGATCCTGGAGCCCCGCGGTCACGCGAAGACAACCTGGGGCAACACGATCTTCCTGTCGTGGCTGATCGCGAACAACCTCAACCTGCGCGTGGCGCTGATCAGCAAGACCGAGAAGCAGGCGAATTCCTTCTCGCGGGCTATCCGGTTCAACTTCGAGTCCAACGAGTACCACCGGGAGATCTTCGGGGACCTGGTGGGGCCCCACAAGTGGACGGACGACGAGTGGATCCAGAAGGACTCCGCCCTGTCCCGGACCAACAACGTCACGATGTACTCGCGCGGAGCCCTGTCGGCGATCGTGTCGAAGCGGTTCGACATCATCCTGTGCGACGACATCGTCGATAACGAGAACTCCTCGACGCCCGAGCAGCGGGAGAAGATGGACGAGTGGTTCTGGAAAACCCTCAAACCGTGCCTGGCTCCGGGCGGGTCGATCATCATCCTCGGCACCCGGTGGTTCGACGGGGACCTGTACCAGAAGCTCATCGAAGACAAGAAGTGGCCGAGCCTCGTCCGGGGGGCGATCAAGTACGACCCGGACGACACCGAGAAGAAGTTCCCCAAGGCGCTCTGGCCAAACTATTGGACCCTCGATCTCCTCTACAAGGAGAAGGAGGACATGGGCAGCGCGATGTTCGCGTGCGCCTACCTCAACGACATCTCGGGTCTGATGGAGGGGAACGTATTCCGGAAGGAATGGTTCAGGTATTTCGATCCCGAGGTCGTCCTCCACAAGCAGCTTCGCTGGAAGATGGGCGTTGACCTCGCTTCCTCGGAGAAGCAGCGGGCGGACTACACGGCGCGGGATGTCATCGCCGAGGACAACGACAGGAACACCTACATCTTTTCCGTCGTGCGTGACAAGATCGAGACCGGGCACCGACAATTCGTCATCGATGGGTATAACGCATACCCCAAGATCGACAAGATCATCGTCGAGAACAACCAGTTCCAGAGTTCGCTCGTTGCAGAACTCCTGAGTTCGACCGACCTCCCGGTTGTCGGGAAGCGGTCCGACGTGGACAAGGTCACGCGAGCGAGAGCTGTTTCCGCTCGCTATGAGTCAGGGAAAGTCTTCCACCATCCATCCCTCGCTGGATCGGATTTCGAGACCGAGCTGCTCCAGTTCCCACGGGGTCATGACGACATGATCGATGCCCTGGGGAACGCCATGGAGACCGGATCGGGTGGCTTCATCTTCGGAGGCGCAAAACGTCGATGACCGACATGGTCGAGATGGAATTCCGCGATGGGTTTCGCTGGGTTCCCAGGTACATCTCCTCGAAGATGAGCGGGATCGAAGACACGGCCATTCTCACTTACGTGGACGCGCTCAAGGTTGCTGATCGTATGGAGCTGGAAAGCTACGTGAAGCGGGCCCAGGAGCGACTCATCGCAGGACATTTCCGGGTGAATCGTTATGGGTAAGGCTCTCGCACGCGTTTCTGTTGCGAAGGCAGCACGAACCAGTCCCAAGGTCTGGAAGAACTCAAGCTCCGCTGTTGTCAACGCCTGGAATGGACGAATTGGCAAGAGCAACGTCGCCCAGTTCAGATTCTGGGCCGAGCACTCAGAGTGGATTCGTGGGGCGATCAACATCCGCCGCAGCCAGGTGGCATCGGCTGAATGGGACATCGTTCCCTATGACCCCAAGAAGCCCTACAGCAAGCGGCTCCAGCAGGACATCCGGGAGAAGTTCACCGATCCCAACCCTGCCAACGACTCGTACCGCACCTTCATCGAGCCGATCATCGAGGACATCCTCGTCCTTGATGCCGGGTGCGTCGAGAAGGAGCGGACGATCGATGGGTCGATCGCCAACATGTGGCCGGTTGATGGCGGGTCGATCCGGGTATCCGAGATCTGGGATGGATCCAACCCGGACGAGTACCGGTACTTCTGGTACCCGACCCACAAGATGGAAGCTGCGTTCAAGAACCAGGACTTCATCTACATGATGGCCAACCGCCGAAGCCATTCGGTGGTTGGTCTTTCTGCGTTGGAGACACTCAAGCTCACCATCG